GTTTTCTTATACTAAAATATAAAATATAAATATTATTTATATGAAAGGTGTTCTATTAAACTGTGTTATATTCACAATAATGATTTTAGGAATATTAATGGTGGTTTACGATTGTAGAGAGGGTTTCATTGATAGTGGGGCTTATCCAAAAAGTGTGAATAAACCTATTCTAACAGGTAGTTATCCGTTAAAGACTCCTGGAGGATTATCCACATGGAACTACAGTTCACAATGGAAATTATTCCCAATCTGGGCTGTTGGTTCATATGAGCAAAAAACAAATAACATCAAAAATTGGCCCCAACCTTGTAATGGAACCGCAGCTCCGGCGGATGTTTGCGGAGGACTTTATAATGAGAAAAAAGTACCACCTGCATGTATACCAGCGCCGCCTCAGAGGAATTGTCGTCGTGTAAATTACTTTTGCACTTAGTTACTATTGATTGATGGCCTTATTTTTAATATTATTTTTTGTGGAGGAAGTACCATATCAGGTACATTTGGTATTGTATCGGTTGGGAGAGATAACGGGGAGACAATAGGTGGTTTTTTGATTCTTTTCTTTGCCGCACGATGAGAGTATCCGCTAATTCTTTCTTTAACTACTGTGTCCCAAAGACTCTTAAAATATGGCAACGCAGCTTGGAACCACGGTTTATTATACTTTACTGTTACACATGAATATTTTTCTAAGTGCCAATATGCATTATCTATCCAGGTTAATGTATTATCTTCATCAATAACTTCATCGTACCACTTATCAAAACCTTCTTTATCAATATTCCATGGAGGATATTTATAAACCGGTTTATTACCATCATGAAAACAAACAATAACCCCCTTAGGCTTTCCTAAGACAGTCTTATTAAAAGCACCATCTTTATTAAAATGGTCTTCTGATTCATAGTACTTGAATCGCGTTTCAAGGAAATCGCAATATGGTAATTGTGTAACATGCATCTGGAATTGCATCTGTATCCAGTATTCTAGTTTAGGTATTCCTGTGAGTTTACGACTGACAGGATTTTTAATTTCAAGCAGATAACCAAAGCGTTTGTTATCAGCCTTACAGTTAATACCATCTGGTGAGGCGCCTAACATTGTTTCATTTTGGTCTGGAAGGCAACCAAATTCCTCAATTTCGGTATTAAACATTTCTTCATAAAATTTAGTTGACAATGGTTCAAATTTGTGACCATGATGTGTGGCAGAATTAATATTAACACTACTGTATTTGCTTTTATCTATAGGTTTACATTTAGAATAAATTAATGAGTTTTTCGCCGACTCACTGCCTAGTGCTTTATAAGCAGAACTGGCCGTAATTAAATTCCATCGGCGATTAAACCATTCTACACTGTTTTGTTCATGTTGCGGGATAGAGCGCATTCGTTCTAACTGTGATGTAACATATTTTTTATCCAAGGAAGGTGTTGTATGAATATCTCTATATGACCTAGGCGAAGCAAAGATATTAAAGTATATAATGAAGCATTCGTCAAACAAGGGTTCAAAAGACCAATTATTTTGTAAGACTGGGTTATATAGCATGCGGAGGATGGGCATAATTGCGACCTGAAGTTTTTTTCTCAAATCTGCATACTTATAATCCAAAATGTTATCTTTCATATAGTCATCAATTAGTGTACAAATCGTCTCCTTTATTTCCTCCTCATCCTCAGCACTAATATCATGGGTTGATTCTATTATTGGGAGATCCATTGGAGTACATTTTGTCATTTGTATTCTATTACAGCTAATTTTTTATATCAATTTTATCTTTCTTAGGCCTGGTTTTCCGTTTTCCACGAGCTTTTACATTTTTTTTACTTTTGGTGGGAGCCATTCCCTTTAATGTTGAGTTTTTCTTATCCACTTTTCTAAGGGTAAATTTGCGTTTGGCTTTATCAAAGGTGAGACCAGGAATATTTTTAATAACCCCGGCCTTTGAATCATAATTAACATCTTTGACGCGATTAAGCTTCTTTCTCTCCAAACACCGGGTAATATATTTTTTCAAGTCTTTATTTTCAGTAGCCGAACATTTATTTTCAGTACAAAAGGTCTCAACATATGCAAATAATAGTTTGATTTTCAAATGTTTACCTAATTTACTCCAAGGTTTATCCTTATTCAGTGCCTTCTCCTTATTTAGAAAGTCGCTAATATTACCAGACTCTTTTTTGTTAGATACTACTTTTGAATTACCATTTAAAAGCATTGTCTGGTATTTTATGTTTTGCAGTTCCATACATTCGTCAGTCATATATATATATATATTCGAGATATTCATATATCATTTATTTAAAGGTTTATTTTTTTGGGAAAAGTGTAAATATATTTTGCTATTTTTTTTATATTTTTTCGGTATTTTTTAAGTATACTAATTTCCAAGAATAAAAATGATAATGTCACTAAAACCCCAATAAGAATTGTAACTAGATAAGAGGAGAGATTGTTAATATTCAATGATAATAAAGACGAGTTTGTTTTCTTCATAAACCAGGTCACAACCTCACCTGGGAGTAGATAAGTACATAATAACATAACAAATGCCATTGACCAACCGGTAAATATATTATTTGATTTCTTAGTTTCTCGTGCCACAAGGAAAGTTACTCCAAGTAAAGCTATATAATTAATAATTGTTTGGGAGGTGAAATTGGAAAGATTAGTATCGTCTCTATACAGATTCGCCCATATATCATTTGGTCCACCGGCCCAAGTAAGAATATTTGCAATTAAATCCACATTGGGTAAGTACACCTCTAGAAAATTATAGTTCCGCCTGTTATAAAGTATAATAGGAATGATAACGACAAAAATTACTATGAAAGTTATAAAACCAATTATATGCTTACTTAAATCTTCACTATGTTGATCTTTTTTGTTAGATTGTAACTTAATACTTTTCCGCATCATATATATATAATGATACGGAAAATAGTTCTTGAAAAATCATCAGTAAAGAAGAAACACTGTATTTTGAACAAAGATGTATATAATGAGAAAGATCAGATATCAAAGATTAATCAGTTATATCTAAATGAAAAATTTGTTGGATATGATGACATAGAGAAATGCATAAAGAAGAAAATTTCCAGCTACAAAGCTCAAGATAAAAAGAAGGGACGATTAGATGATAAGTCATTTATAACATATGAACAAACCCTGGAAAAGCTTATCGTTACAAAATCAAGATGTCATTATTGCCGATGTTTTTCATTGTTAATGTATAAAGATCGGAGAGAAAAGCGACAATGGACTTTAGATAGATTAGATAATAGTATTGGCCATTCTTCTGATAATACAGTAATTTCTTGTTTGGAATGTAATTTACAAAAGAGGTGTCGGAGTGAAAAGAAATTTAAGTTTTCAAAACAAATGAGATTAATAAAAGAAAATTAAATATAGTACGATTATAATGACGGAATATAAATATTGGAAATGGACAAATACGAAAGATGGAGGCACAGTTGAAAAGAGCAATCGTAGAATAGAACATAAAGAGCATGTAGTTGTGGAGACAACTGAAAAAAAAGAACTACCAATAATAACAAAATTAGACAGTATTCATGCTGAACCGAGTGATAAGAGACAGATATGTAATGAACGAATGTCAAGTCGTTATATGGTGATTCAAACACCTGTAAATCCATTTTTGAAAAATAGCGATTATATACATGATTTGGCTATTCAAGACACGCATCTCCGCCCCCAAGATAGTAATATCACAAAAGAGGGGTAAATTATTTACAGTTCCCCTCCTCCATTTGAACATACAAACAGTCTTCAGATGTATTTTCATCTACAAATTCCTTATCTTTTAATAATATATATATAGTAGGTATTGCTGCTAATTCACTGAATATACCAGATAGAACAGCTATATCTATTTGAACTATAGCTAATTGTAGGGTAAGAGCATATCTAATTGCATTTAACATAAACATAATATTTCCTAGAACTTGTAATTCAGTTCTTGTAAAACCTTCTATTTTTTTTTGATTTGGATTATAAATATTAAAAGTTAATATAGGCATTCCAAGTTCAGTAATAAACACTTTACATATACGAAATAATAATACATAAATCAAGAGAATACCGTAACGAGTCCAAGTATTTATTTTTATAGATATTATAATTAAATCTTCATTGGGACCAAACCGATAATATGTGCTATCTTTATTTGCTAGCAATACCGTTGGTATTATCACTGATATTAATAACAGTAATTGACCCAAGATACATATTTTTAGTCGCTGTTTTTGTGTTAATGTCATTGCAATTACTATTAATGTCAATGAAAGGAAATCTATTCAATTTATAATGATTTAAAGCATGGAGAAGCATATAGAATAATAAATGTCATATACAACACAAAATAGCCTTTTGCTCAAAAAACTCATGGAATTTTACGGCCGTGATAATAATATTAACAGAATATTGCCTATAATAAATGGAGAGCATAAAATTTCTTTACGTTTAATTGACTGGTTTGTAACAAACTATAGTAAAAAATATTATACTACATATAATATTGATGTAAAAGGGGAGAAGAAAAGATTCAAGATTTATGTAGATTATAAACTAAAGTTAAAGGCCTATTCTAAAAAACGTTTTGACCCGTTTTGTAGATGGGATAGAATAGCAATTCCATATAATAACAATACAAGCATACAAACAACACTTGGTCAATTAAATTTTTTTAAATGGGCACTTGAATATAAGATTATAGATTATATTAATGCAAATATTGATACTATTGAGAAGGACATGAACAAACGAAATAGTTCATCAAAAAATAGAAAGAAGTCTCAGGCAAAAACTCGCAAAAAGCGAAAAGAACTATCTGTCTCGGCTACGAAAAGTATCAAGAAAGAGAAAGTAGAAATCGTTGTAAAATTTGATTAGAGACACACATTAAGGTTTATTCTGTTACCTCACAACAGCAAACCCTTATTCTAACTCTATTTAGTAATTAAATTGAAAAAAAATTTGCATATTGTATTTGAAATCAATACAATATGCCTTCTCTTGCGAACTACATGATAGCGACCTCTATGAAAGACTATATCATAGAAAATAAGAATCGTCTTGAAAAAAAATACATTGTCCCACTAAGTTTTGGCCAAACTCTTCTGATAATATTCTTGGTCTCCACCATAGTGGGATATGGGACACGAATAAAATATAATGGACTTTATGGTACACTTGCCGCATCATTTCAAATAAGCTGGTATGGAATGGGTTGGGGTAAAACACCTTGGTATGTTGCCGTTTTATCGGCATTATTAGCTGGCGTTCTTGGCGCATTATTCGGTAATTATGTGACAAATACAAAATTTCGCCATAACGGTCTACCAATGATAAGTATATATGAAGTATGTGCCCTAGCCTATAATACTATAAAATATGAATGTCAAAGAATGCTATGTAGAAGGCCAAACTCTTTTCATCAGGATTAGTTCTCTTCTCTATTATTCCGATAATGATATTAGTGAGTAATATTATAAAGAAAAAATACTATCTACTATTTAATGGGAAATAAAGTATCTGTAGTAAGGAAAATAGGATTTGAAGATATTCAATATATCTTTAATTGTAACAAGGATTTTATTATAATAAGCACCCTATCGGAAAATGAGCAAGATTGTGTTATAAATAATACAGTAACGCCCAAAAATGAAGTAGATATTATTAATAAGGCCATTGGGAAGAGTTCATTATATATTGTTGTCTATGGGAGAAATTGCACAGACGACAGTATATTTGAGAAGTATCATGCATTAACATCGCTGGGTTTTACAAATGTTTTCGTTTATCCAGGTGGATTATTTGAATGGTTATGTTTACAGGATATTTACGGCGATGAAAATTTTCCGACTACCACGAAAGAACGAGATTTATTAAAATTTAAACCATCTATAAAACTTAATAAACTATTATTGACTGATATTGATTAACAGTGGATTTTTTCATGTAATGTATCAATGTCAAATTCATCAAAATGTGAATATTTTTCTTTATATTTTTTACCAACAAAGGTCCCGATTTGTTTCGCCCATTGTTGATTAACTGCTGCTTTTGGATCATCTCCGCTTAAAACTAGTATATCTACATTATTTATATCTCCCAACCACTTTCTATGGTATTGATCACATCTTTCTAGGTACGCAAGGGGGATATCTTCACCTTTACGATTTCTAATTTTGATTCTTTTTTCACAGACCGCAGGAGAAGTTTTAAGGTAAATAACACCATCATGTGTAAATTCTTTGGAAAGATTATCAAACCAATGTTGATAGATAGTTAAATTTATATCCTCTATTTTCCCTTCATCTGCTAACATCTTGGCAAAAATATTTCTATCGGACCAAATTGATCTTTCACATATAATGATACTATTAGGATGTTTTCTTATGGTATCTTTAAGAATTTGGAGTCGTGAAATATAGGCCATCATTTGAAATGAAAACGCATATTTCTGTTGATCTTTGTAAAATTTTTCTATAATAGTTTCACCATCTTTATCCTTAATGGCTTCCCAGATATCAACCGGCTCTTGTAATAATACAAAGGGATAATTCAGTTCGGCTGATAATTTATCTGATAAATTTTTAACCAATGTAGACTTGCCGGCGGCAATATTTCCTTCAATGCTTATCAATAAAACCATTGGTATATTGTACCGGGAATTTCTTATATAGATTTTGATATTCTATCAATAAAATTGATTTAATGTTATTGTTAGTATTAATATAATACATTATCATGGATCTAGCACAACGAAAACTTTCAAAAGAAGAATGGGACTCATTAGAGGTTCCAATAAACGGCAAGGAACTACAAATTTTAAGGATGATCAAGGAGGGTTACGACAATGTTAACTTTTCCAGTAATGATACACAAACCTTATTTAATTTCATCAAGATAGAGTCAAAAGATCCTACTGGATACCACTATCATTTATATGATCTTTATTTCAAAAAGCTGTTTGATGGAATAATTAAAAAGTACAAGTTGGTAGTAAAGAAAGAGAAGAGAAAGAAATTCAAGAATTTAAAAAAGGCAGATTTAATTAGGATAAAGCATACTGATCAAAAGATAGCATCTATAACAGAGAACATCTTTGAATTTATATTGATTAATCTCCTGGAAAAGTTCGCGGCATCAAAAGGGGGATCAAAGAACAAGTATTATTATACACTGGTGCATTTGCTGAAGTTTAATATTTCCAATATTAATATTGTAGTGAAAAAAAATATACAGGAAATATTGGACAACTTTAGTGATAAAACAAGTAAAAAGGAATTTATCGCTCATGCTCATGATTATATTGAACGTAACAATGATCTTATTAAATATAAAGATGTTTCGTTATACAAGCATCAAAAAGACCTTTACACTCATTGTAAACCGAAGGAGCCAAAACTGCTATTTTATCAAGCTCCTACGGGAACGGGGAAAACTTTATCTCCGATCGGCCTTTCTCAGGGATACAAAATTATATTTGTGTGTGCGGCAAAACATGTTGGTTTACAATTGGCCAAAGCTTGTATATCTCTTGATATCAAGATAGCAGTAGCATTTGGGTGCAAGGATCCTGGAAATATTAGGTTACATTGGAGCGCGGCTAAAGAATCAGTAAGAAATCGCAGAACTGGTGGTATTTTCCGCGTTGATAACTCGGTAGGAGATTATGTGCAGGTGATGATTTCAGATGTTCAATCATATCTCCCAGCAATGCATTATATGAAGGCATTTAATGATCCAAGTGATATGATATTATATTGGGATGAACCGACTATTACTTTGGATTATGACAAACACCCATATCATGAAGTGATGGCAAAGAATTGGCAAGAAAATGATATTCCTAATATTGTATTTTCTTCGGCTACGCTGCCGCCTATAGACCAACTTGGAAATATGACGCGTAGTTTTGTAACAAAATTTAAAAGTGCGAATATAACAAGTTTAATAAGTCATGATTGTACCAAGACGATACCGTTGATTGATAAGGATGGATTTACAGTTTTACCACATTTATACTTTTCAGATCATAAAGATGTTAAAAAATGTCTGAAACACCTCAAAGAATATAAAACCTTATTGCGCCATTTTGATGTACGAGGAATTGTTGACTTTATTATGTATGTAAATAAGAAAATACCAATCAAGGACAGATACAAAATAGATAGATACTTTGAATCTATTGAATCCATAGATATCCTGAGTATAAAACAGTATTATATGTCTCTTCTTAATTCGGTCAAAGAACATTATGCTGCAATCCATCAGCATTTTACTGCGTCGCGTAGCCCGCTGTATAGATCATACATAAAAATTACGACAGGCGATGCTCATACATTGACAGATGGCCCAACTATTTATTTGGCGGATGATGTTGAAAAGGTTGGAAAGTTTTGTCTAGCGACTGCTAAGATTCCGACTGTTATGTTGGAAGCGATAATGGAAGATATGACGGCAAATGAAAAAGTAAGGCAGGAAATAGATAGTATAACGAGGGAAATGAATAAAAATAAAGATAAAGCCGATGAACCTACACAAAAACGATCTAAAGGCGCACAAAAGGGGAAATCTCGTGTAGAAAAATCTGGGGTCGATAAAAATACTGTCCGAGAGGAACAAATGTTAGAAAAGTGTGAATTTCTCCGGCAACAAATAAAAAGGGTTAGACTAGGATTGGATTTTATTCCAAATTCAAGAGAACACAAAGAAATTTGGAATGTTAGTGATATAAAGAATGCTTTTAGCAGTTCAATTGATGATGCTGTTGTTGAGAAAATTATGCTATTAGATGTTACAGCTAATTGGAAATTCTTGCTTCTAATGGGAATCGGGGTATTTGCCTTACATACATGCGATGATTACGTGGCCATTATGAAGGATCTGGCATTAAAACAAAAATTATATCTCATTATAGCGTCAACAGACTATATATATGGAACTAACTATCAGTTTTGCCACGGATATATTGGAAAAGATCTTGAATCGTTGACACAAGAAAAACTAATTCAGGCAATAGGGCGAGTTGGGCGATCTGATCTACGCCAAGACTATAGTATTAGGCTTAGAAGTAATAAAATTATAGAAACATTATTGACAAAATCCGATTTCAAAGTTGAAGTAGAAAATATGAATCGTTTATTTGTTTAATTATTCAATTAAGAAGATGCATAATATATATACAAGATGTCTGTAACAAATACTAGCGCGGGTTATAGAATATGTCGGCTTTTTTCTTGTATAAATGCGAATTTAAAAACTAAAACAATCCCAGAGGAATTAATTCGCGAATGCGGTATATGTTTTACTAAAAAATATATACCAAAAACTAGACATTACGATTGTTCTCATAATGAATTTTGCAATAGTTGTATCATAGAATGGAAGAAGAGGGGAAATACTTGTCCTATGTGTAGGGCCGAACCTAAACCAATGACTCGTTATAGAGTTTTCTAATTAAACAGACGTTCAAAACATTACTCAGCACCCGCCGCGAAGTCGCAGGACAAGGTGGAGAGTGGCCTCTTTCTGAATATTATAGTCAGAAAGAGTACGACCGTCTTCAAGCTGTTTTCCAGCAAAAATTAAACGTTGCTGATCTGGAGGAATACCTTCTTTATCTTGGATCTTGGTCTTAACATTCTCAATGGTGTCTGATGGTTCTACGTCCAACGTAATAGTCTTACCGGTAAGCGTCTTAACAAAAATTTGCATCTTATAATATATTGCATACTCATTTTTTTAAGTCAGTTTAGATAAATTAATTTACTCCATTACCAATGGAATTTCTCTCTCCATGCACCATTTAGCAATACTGGTCATTTTTTCCAAGCCTATCTTCCCCTTACCGGGTCTCTCATGTCTATCTTTTTTGCATCCACAACACTCAACAGAATCATTAAAATGGACCAATACCAGTGTATTGGAAAATGCCTCCTCCCAGTCTTGAATAAATTTTAAAGGATCGTGACCAGCTGCGAACACATGACACGTGTCTATGCAAATCCGCAGACGCGTCTTTTCTTCCTCGGTGAAATTTGCGTAGAACTTCTTGAAGCTATCAAATGCCCAACACATTTCTGTTCCCTGTCCCGAGGAAGTCTCTAAAAGAAGTGGGCATTCTGGCGAGGCGGCCTCCATGGCGCGCCGAATATTAATTAGCATATTTGTTTGCGCCTCTTCTAGACTCAATTTGCAGCTTTTTCCACAATGTACGACGACCCCTTTAAACCCCATCGCCTTTCCATTCCGTAGTTCCCATTGGATACATGGAAGAGCTTTTTGTTCAAAAGAGGTCGGGTCCCAAGAGAGATTGATGAGGTAGATGGAGTGGACGAAGACCTGGTGTTTATGCTCTGTAACATAGTCTAGTACCTCCTTTTGCTGCTCTGGTGTTACTTTTGGCCTTTTCCAAAACTTCGGAGAACCCGAGAATATTTGTACTGGGCGACCGACATTTTCCGAAGAGAAGAATGCTTGAAGACTTTTCGTGAAGCTTCCCGATTTACGAATGTGAGTTCCGATCATTGTAGAAGTTGTGTGTTTGGTTATCTCAAACAACCAGATATCAAGTTCAATTTTCCAATGGGAACCAAAACATAGTATATCCATGATATCTTAATCCTAAATGATGTCTTGTTCGCGTTCCTTTAATACCATAGATATCATATAGATCGTCTTTTTCTCTATAGGTTCCCAATTTCGTATCTGAATAGTAACCTTCCAAGAAACGATCAAAATATTTTGTTAAAATACCAGATCTCAACTTTTCAATCCAGCATGGATCTGCTATTTTTAATTTATTTATTTTGTTAAGGAGTGCAATACGAGAATTCCAGAATTCATGATTTGCGGTGTTTTTTGTGGTAGGATACCTATTAAATCTCCATCCCAATTTCCAATAAAACCCCAAAACATCTTCCATACCATTGAGTTTAATGTATTGAAAATTACCCTGTAAAGCAAAACGTTGCCACCATTCTAACATATCACGACCTGTTTGCATAACAACATTGTTTCTTTTTTTTGCACGAGCAGCTGGTGTATTTGTGATGCTTTTGCAACCGATGATACGTATGTATATGTAAGTTCTTTGTTTATCATCAACTTTAAAATCAACGCCGACAATACCTCTTAATGTCTGTCTGGCACCATGTATAGTATCAAAATTTAGCATTACCATTTTACATGGCAATGTAACACATTGCTCTTCATAATAATAGCCTCTTATAGAATCATAAACGAAATCTGTAGGTATTGGATGAAAGAGATCCTTAAGATTGCATTTTCTAAGGAAAGCTAGTTTATCTGGAGACCATTTTTCGCCTTTTCGGGTTAGTACATAGAATTGTGGCGTTACTTGCCGTAGCATTCTATATTATAGAGAGGTTTGTTTAGTTATTAAAGCTAAACAAACTAGCTGTTCAATTTTGTATCACAGTATATTTATTGAGGTAGATGAGAGGCTACATAGGAAGCAACCTTCTTTGGATTAGGATGTCTATGCCTATGTCTATTTCGGGAATCTCTCCGATTATAATCATTGTATCCGTTATCATCATCAGAATCAGACTCTGATTCATCATCTGTATATTCATCGTATTCCGGCGAACCCGGATATCTATCGTAATCAGGTACGCGTTGTAGTCGGCGAGGAAAAACTACTAAATCTCTACCATACATAAAGATATGGAACATTATGACCATAAATATAAGAAACATCACAAGTATCAGTAACGCATCAACGAAATCCATTATATTAATATGGATATTTTATTAATGGTGGGGGTGCGGATGAGGGTGCGGATGAGGGTGCGGATGAGGGTGTGGATGTGGATGAGGTCTAAATCCGGGTCGGAATCCTGGTCTAAAACCAGGTCTAAATCGCGGCCCCCATGGTCTTAAAGGTCTAGCTACAGTGCTGGGATATCGCCATATGGGTGGTACTAGTACACTTCTATTTATTTTATACGGATCCGTCACATAAACTGTTTTTGTTGGTGTACCATGTCTGGGTATTTGCATAACAAAGTATATCAATACTACTAATAATACGCCGATTATAATAAGTCCATTCTCCATATACTATTATCTAATATAATAATGTTCTTTATTGAAGATTATTATATAAATTAAGCTATTATGCTTAGTTGGAGTAGGCAAGACCACCCATGCCGCTCATCACGCGAAGGACATTATAGTTGGTTGCGTACACACGTACCTTGGCCGTGGCGTCACCACCGATGGCGTTGGTAGAAAGTACCAGTTGAAGGGTAGCATTGTCAATTCTTGACATGTTACATGTGCCACTTGGCTGGTGCTCCTCAGGCCGCAAGGCGAAGGAGTAGACATTGATACCGGTGTCTGGGTTGCGAGTGTGGTGCTGGTAAGGCTGAACAAGATCAAAATAAGTACCTTCACGCTCTGAGAAGCGATCCTGGCCGTTAAGCTGAAGCTTAGCAGTGACAACAGGGTTCTGTCCCCAGCAGTGCAAGTTAAGAGCTGTCTCGGCAAGAACGAATGCGCCAGCATCCGAAACACC